ACCAATGTTACGTGCACTTTCAAGAGCGGAAGCTGTAGCTGCGTTACCTGAAACATTACCTGTAATATTACCTGTTACGTTACCTTCTAAGTTTGCAACAACAGTACCTGTGACATAACTTGAATGTCCTGTGTTAATAGTACCTGCAGGTACAGGGTCATATTCATCAACTAAGCGCCACTTAGATTCACTTGCGTCATAGAACAAACCCATATGAGTGTATCCTACGCCGCTTGTACCTGTATTCCTATTAGAAAAGAAACCTGTATCTACGTTAGTAGGTGCGGCTGTACCTGTCCAAACATCGTTAAGCGTGTGGCCTGTAGTAGCACCAAACTTTACAGATATATTATCTGCGCTGTGGATCATCTGCTCACTACCAGTAATAGCATTACCTGTAGTAATAGTCGTAGTAAAGTTATCAGTACTTACTGCAAAAGTATCAGGCGTTCCTACACTATCAATTTTTACATAGTAATTAGTAGACGCTGTTCCTGTAAAGTGACCTGCAAAGAAGGCGTCATCTAGTCCAGAACCTGTAAAGGTTGTGTTGGCATCACCAATAGCATCACCTTCATTGGCACGATAGAAAGGCGCACCAGCAGTAACATCAGATGTAGAGGTTGTATTTGTAGAGCCTGTGACGTTCAAATCACCATCAATGGTTAGGCTACCACCAATATGTTGATCCATTTGAACACGGAAAGATTTAATAGAGTGATTTTGTTGAGCAAGAAAGGCTACACCATTTGTGGCATCTGACCTAACAACAAAACCAAGACACATAGGAAAGTTAGGATAAACAGGAGCAGCAGTTTGGGTAGCCCCATCTGTAATACCAGTAAAGAATTGACCTACACTTAAATGGCTAGTATCAATACCCTCTAACCTGCCTGCAGTAATTATGTATCCATAAGAGTTGTTTGTTATATCAGCGGCAATCAAGCCTTCTGATTTATACTTTGTACTACTTGTAGCATTAGCAGCAGCCACAGTAGGTACATATGTCCCATTAGAAGTTTTAGTACCTGCAAAATATACAGGTGTACCTTTTGACAGGGTAGCACCTGTCTCATTGTACACTCTAGCATGTTCTTCAATACCTAACTCGTGTACAACTCCCGCATCGTCAGAGTAGTAGTTAAGCGTTTTATGTATGTTATCATACCATAAGCGACCTTCACCATGCGCAGGATGGGATGCTTGTGCAGCAAGATCTATCCAATCATCTACGTCAAGTTGACCACCAACAGTAACATTTCCAGTAGCATCTACCGTAGTAAAATTAGAAGCGGCAGCTTGGGCAGCACCAATAATAGCACCATCAATAGCACCGCCATTAATATCAACATTACCATTGGCATCCGTATATACAGCTTTGTCTGAAGGGTATGTCATAAAGACATCTTTTTTACCTGCACCAAAGTTTACAGCACTAGTTCCGTTAGACCCAGACAGCACTGTAGTACGAGTAATAGTATTACCCGTATTCCATGTACCTAAACCTACTTCCCATTCGTCTGTACCCGAGACAGTAGTTATAATAGCATAGTAAGTAGTATCGCCATTTGTCATATAGGACTGAAATGAATCAAATGTTTCAGAAGAACCCTCTAAAGATACCGCTCCAGTACCTGTAGTAAGAGTATATTCCTTAACCCTGTCTTTTAATATAAATGCCATACTATAATTCTACCTTAATTAAACTAGTCGAATAAGTGCTGTTGCGCCCTCTGAACCTACTGCTGGGAAGTCTACTGTAAAGTTACCCGCTGTAGATGTAACCGTTTGACCAAAGCTAAACACTGCAATAGCGTTATGGTTAGCTAAAGAATGGTTATATATAAGAGCACCTTCTGCTGAAGTTGTAATATCTGCCCAAACTTTATCTGAAAAAGTTACGTATGCACGGTCATCTGCTGTAGAAAGTGCAATAGAAACTCCTGCTAAAGTATTATTGGTGACACTATAAGCAGCACCTGTAACAACGGCTTCATCATTTGTGCCTGTTGTTAAACCCGCACCTGCAGGAAGTGTGCCACCTGAATATGTACTATCAGCATTATCATATGTTTTTGTTTCTGCGCCGTAAGATTCGGTTGAACTCGCTTTAATTAATGCAATCTTTATTGTGTGATTGTCCAAGTCGTGCAAACCTTCAAGAAGTTCTTTCTTAAAAGTATTACACATTGCCGTTGTTACACCCATTGTTTTTCTCCATGTAAGGGTAAGGGGCCAGCATTAAGCCAGCCCCGAACTTAATTTATGCTAATGCATCACGTGCTACTTCGGCAGCACCTTCTCCATCAACGTTCATCAACAAAGCCCAAACACGCAGTTTACCTGCAGTTGCTGTGCCTGTCAGTGTGTCTACGGTGATGTCCAATGTGTCAGCCGCTCCCATGTATGAAATGCCAGCAATTGAAGGTGCAACAGCACCTACAGCTTTACTAGCCATTTCATACGCAGCAACAAAAGCATCATCATCGGCAGCACCAATGTCGAAAACCAGTGAAGACGCACCAGTTAGTGCTTCAGTAACTTCAACACCAGCAGCCAGTACGACTGTTTGTGCAGGAAGAGACATAACACTATTAGCGCCTGCACTTAGTGCAGTTGCGGCAACTTCGACAGAAACATTACGAATACCTTCTAAAGCCATTTGTTATTCCTCCCTTATGCCAAGTGGTACTTAGCGTTCACAAGAGCTTCAGGACGAAGGATCTTGCGACCATATAGATGCATACCGCGAACAATGTCAGCGAATGAATCTGGGTCACGATAAGTTTCAGTTTTGTTGATCTGCTCTGCAGTTGCAACGGCTGAATCGTGACCAGCAACAATCATACCATAGTTAGTGCTGGAGTTAGTGCCTGTAAAGGACGGACCATCATTAGCGGCAGGTAGATTGTTTGATTGATAAACACGGAAACCATGAATGTTCATACCAACTTGACCATTAGCCAAACCAGAACCACCAAAATCAGCGTTAAACAAACGTGAGTCTTCATCTTTCAGAAGTTCCATAAACACAGGATCGACTACCAACCAACGGCCTTGTGTATCCACATTTTGTTGATCTAACAAACGTGACATACGTGCAATAACAGTCAGTGGGAAAGTATCACCAGCAGCAGGAGTAGTATCGGTTGCTCCACCAGCACGAGGCTGAAGGGCAAGCGCATCACCTGCAGAACCACCAAAGGATGCTGCATCAATTTTCATTGAAGCAATCAATTCGTCAGTAGTTGAGCCAACAGCGTTTGTACCATTAACCACATTGTTTACCGTATCAGGTGTACCGTGAATAGCTGACTGTTTGAAACCTGTCAAGTAGCCAAGTACATCTTGGTCAAACTGATCTGACAAACGATAGGCTGCACGATCACTTGCAAGGCTTTGGAAGTTTACGTGACTATGGGCTTCCTCAATATCATCGACTTTGAAAGCAAAGTAGTTAGCTTTATCAATGGTTAATGAGAAATCTTCATCGTCAAGATCTTGTGGTGTGATAGTTGTACCACGCTCATATGCTTTAACGGTGATCTCAGGTTCTTTAATAATTTTAACTGAGTCGCCCATTGCAGCGATTTCTCCGAAATAATCAGAGTTAGTGATTGCTTCACAAATAGATGCCTTGCGGAATGCAAGCTGCACCTGTTTGCTATAAATTACTGGTGAGAAGTTACCATTGGGTAAGTTGCCATAACCAGCAGCGGATGTAAATGCCATTTCTATTTCTCCTTAGCATTGTATCACAGATGCAAACTGACAATATCTTATTAGGGGCTAAAGCTATATTGGGTGCACTATTATAAACATCGGCCAATGTTTAAGCTAATGGGCCATAAGACATTAGGTTGTCCGTAAGGTTTTATTGCTGTTTGCTGTAGTATAGTTATTCCTGTGTGGGTAACTGTAGTTGATACCTAGCAGGGCCACACAGGGATTGTACATATAGTTATATCATATATATTCTATATGTCAATAGTCTAACGCGCAGAACCCGATACATCGTATACAAATTTTCCAGTTCGTATAGCGTCCATAATGTCGTCAGCTTTACTTTCGTACTCACTTGGTGACATTCTTTGCACTTGAGATTCTCTATAGGCTATATTAGAATCTGCACTGTCGGGAGCACTGCGTGTATTTTTTGTAGACACAGACTTGGCTGCATCTTTATTAGAAGATTTTTTAGTCTTAGTAATACCACGATCTACTTTGTATAGGTCTATGGCACGTGCAGCGGAACGGGCATCTTCTGAATTTTCGTACAAAGCATCTTGAACCCACTTAGGCTGTTCGTCTGCCCATTCGTGAAAGTCATCGCTGTCTCGAATTTCTGTAAAGTCAGGATGAATACGAAGTAATTCTACTTCTGCTTTTTCTTTAGTTGCCTCAAACCGCATTTCATCAATCATCTTTACACGATCTTCTAATTCTGCAGAATGTTCCTTAGCTTTTTTAATAGCAATAGTCTCTACGATAGCAGCTACATCTGGGTATTCAGAAATCCATTTCTCTAAATCTTCATCGGATGTAGGTAACTTAATGTTATTCTTAGTTGACTGATTAAGCTGGCCCTCTAAAACACTAATACGTTCTTCGTAGCTACGTTCTTTTTCTTGTGTGTGTCGTCGTAAATCACCATATCGTTTTTTAAAACTTTTTTCTTCTGCGTTAGCTGGCTCTTGTTCTACCACTTCTTCAGAAGGTTTTTGTCTAGCTTCAATTAACTGATCTAGTTCCTCTTGTTCACGTTGTCGTTTTTCTTCGTTAGTATATTTTTTATTAGCAAATGCTACCTTTTTAGGAGTTTGCATTTCTTCTGCCATAACTGTATCGTTCATTTTAGTACTTCCTTCTGGGGCCACCGTAGCCTAGTGTTGGTAGGGGGATGAGTAGCCAGACAAATATAACAGATTACTTACGTACTGCTAAACCACGTTTCTTTTTAGGCATACCACCTTTTGATAATCCAGATATACCAAAGGCACTATCTAACGCTGCACCACCTTGTTTTTCTGTAGGTGATAAATTAAATGTTTTACGAGAAGCTTCTTTCGTAGCTTTTTTTGCTGCTTTAGCTACAGATTGAGGACTAAACACATTAGAAGGGCCATCGTCATTTCCACTATTTTGATTTGTAGATATTACTCTTGGGGCTGTAACTACAGGTGCTGCTGGAGTAGGTGGGGAAGAATCTTGACTATCTTGCCCTGTCAACTTTAGTATTTGTTTCCGTCTTTCTTCAGCCCTGTTAGTATTATAATTATCTGAATCTATATCTACGGTTGGTTCAACGGTAGATGTAACACGAGGATCTTTACTTGTACCTGCAATAGGGGCATCTCCTAGTGTGTTCATACCTACTAGTTCTTTAATCCTGTCTGATAAGCTACTTTGCTCCCTAGCTAAACTTCTAGCGATTAACTCATTTGCATTATTTTGTGCAATGCTAGTCCTAGATGCTAACGTATCGGGATTTATAAGAGATGGGGGCCTATTGACATCTGTCTTTGCTGCACCATCTAGGGATAATGTTACAGGACTAGTATCTGGCATCTGTCTTCGCCGCAAAGCTTCATCTTGAACGAAGTTAGGAAAGCCTGTCTTAGGTGAGTAAGAAAGATAAGGATTTTCATAGGAGTATATAGTAGGACCATTAGCTCTATATTCAGCGTTCTTCTCAGCAACTCCTAATGCCATTTCACCAGCAGCATCTCTTCCCTCAGATGTAATTGGTGGATAGTCTTGTACTTTGGAATCTACAGGAATTGTTCTTGTTAGTCTATTCATGGAAGAAGGAATTTCGTCATAAGAAGAACCCATAACCATACTCTCTACAGTAGCAGCAGCAGTTTCAGCATCACCTGTACCCACAGTAGACCTTGCCATATTTCTTTTTTCTTCATCAGATAATTGAATGTTTCCATTTTCTAATACTGCATTTACAACATCTTGATCGGTTTCTTCTAAAGATACTGTCGGAGCAGAACTAGTAGGAGTAGCTTGCGCCGCAATAGCAACTTTTTTAACTTTGTCTTTTTGTTCAGTTGTTAACCCTAAAGACTCACCTATACTATCTACAACATTAGAAAGCACGTCACCTATTTTACCTAATATACTTTGATTATCAGCTTTACCTTCTAGTTTATCTTTCATAGCCATTAGTGCAGCTACTTGTCCAGGAACAGTGGTCTTCTTAGCCTCTTCAATTCGAGCATCTATAGTAGCTAGTATTTTATTCTTATTAGCTTTTTGTGCTAGGTGAGCAAAAATACCAACTACAGGACCGCCAATAACCGCGACAACACCTGACATAATAGAACCAGTTAAGCCTGTAATTTTTTCTGCTTCACTAATATAAGTTTCTAAAGGTGCACTATTCCAACCGCCTGCTTCTACAAATTTATTTACAGGTGTTGGAGTGGAATCATTATCGTTACTAACAGCTCTTTGTGGCGCTGTAAATGCAGTAGGTTGTGTAACAGGTGTAGTAGGAGTGACAGGCGTAGAATCAAATAGTACAAATCCTTCAGGTACAGCATCTATGGGTACGCCTTGTTGTGTACGAACTTCTATTTTTTCACCTGTTTCTGGGTTGTGGTATGTTACAGTTTCAACAGGAATAGTTGGATGTGTAGGCCAAACTATACCACCTGTATTATATTCATCAACCATTCCCCCATGAGCTTTTTCTTCTGGCTCTTCTACAATAATTAAATCCGCCATACCAAATGGTAAGTCATCAGGCATAGTAGCTTCGTCAGAGTTACCCATCTGACCCATAGCTTCCATTTCTTTTAGACCCATCTTAGCATCTTGACGTATACGCATTAGTTTATCTAGGCCAATGTAACGCACAACATCTGCAGGAAAAATAAACTCACCCTCACTGATCATTGCAGGTATATCATCTCGAACTTCTTTACGAGTACTTCCTGATGGGACATCGTTACCAGATTCTTCATCTATCATACCGCCCTCATCTCTAAGACCGCCATCTTCAAAAAGTTCCATTTGATCTTTCATAGTAGTTCCACCTTTACTAAACTCAAGAGAATTACTACGTCTTTGCGCAGCTTCAATAGCTTCCTCTAATTCATTATGCATACTAGTAGGTTCTATTAAACCTTCATCTAACATTTCTATTAATTGATTTTCAGAGTATTGCTTACCGCCATGTATAGTAGGAACATTAATCCACTTACCTTTATACTCTATAGTTGTAGATTTTTCAGATACCATTTCACCTTCGGCAGTTTCATAAACATCCCTACCTGCTTGTGTTTGTTTACCTGTTCTTTTACCTACATCAGCCATTTTTTAATACTTCATCCCTAAGTAACTGTAGTCTACGTAACTGATAGATTGCACCCTGTGCTCTATGTATTGCCACGACATTATCTGACTGTTCTATTGCACGATGCTGTTGAGCAATAATAAAATTTAAGTACTCTTTAAAATCATTCCATTGCTGGGGGTTGTTGACCAGCGGCTTGAGCTTGTTCAGGTGCTCCTTGTCCTTGTTCATTTCCACTAAATCCTTGTTCTTGTGGAGTAGGTACTTGACCTGTTCCTATGTTTCCTCCACCTGCGCCTGTTGGGTCCATAGGATTTGCCCCTTGCGCAGGCGCTCCATCGGGTGCTGGTGCTGCAAAACCTTTCATAAGTTCTGCCTGTAGTGCAGCTTCGTCTGTATTATTAGTAACCTTATCTGGGTCAAGTTCCATAGACTTAGCAATCTCACGAATAATATATTGGAACTTTGCAAAGGGAGCTAAAGAAGGTTGTGAAGCTACTTGTAAAAATTGCATCAGGCGTTGGCTACGTACTTCGTTAGCCATAAGACTTTCTGTGCCACGGGCTTTAACTTCAAGATCACCTTTAATTGCAGGGTCATGGTCAAACTGCATATTAAAACTAAACAAACCTTCGCCTAAAGGACGAAGTAAGTAATCATCAATGTTTTTAATTACAGTTTTAATACCGCCCTGAGCCGCACCCATAAGCATGGAAATTCCTGAAGCAGTACGCCCTACTCCACTTACACCTGTTTGACCGTGTGCGAAAGATGGAAAACCTGTTGATTCATCTGCTAATACTCTTGCCTTATCAAATAGCTGTAGGTTTTCACCTGCAACGTTGGGGAACTTAGTACCAAAGATTGCTTGTCCAGGAGCACCCCCTTGACGCCTAAAGACTTTTCCAGGATATACTGATAAGTCTTGTCCAGGAACTAGATTAGTTTCATCTACCTCAATTAAAAGATTACCAGATAATACAGCATTGTCAACAGCCATTCGCATAAAGCCGTTCATTAATGTTTGCGTATCATCCATGTTTTCAGCTAAACCTACTCCAAAGAAACTATAAGGATTTAATTCATAGGGTGCAGCATGATAAGGAATGCGGGATGGTTTGAATGGATTTAGTACCATACGAAGTAAGTTACCATTACATACCCAAACATTTGCCTGTAACTCGTCAAACCCTTTTAACTCTTCTGGTATATCAACATTCTGTTCCTCAAGAAGCTCAATGTCTACCATGCCCCAATATTCAAGTACTTCAAAACGTTCTATACCTGAGTCAGTTGAGTAATCAGAAAGATCTTCTTCCCAATATTTTTTAGTGTAGTTTTCCCCAAGTGAAATAGTATTGTCAATTACAGCAGACCTAAAATAGGGGCGGCGCTTTAAAGCACGTAGCTGTGTTCTAGATAGTTTATGGCGTTCAATTACATACTGCGCTTCGTCCATATTGTTTGCATCTGGGTCTGGAAAGAAATTCCAAACAGATACATGAGATACTTGGGGAACAGTTTTAATAGTAGGGGAATACTCACCATCATCATTCCAGTTAGGATACTCTTTGTCTACTGCGAACGGACCCTTCATAATGCCTGTACCAAATAATGACATTTCAAATGCGGTGCTACGTAAATGTTTAGATGCACTAGATTCCTCTAGTTGGTCATGTATTTTTTTCTGCATAGTTTTAGCGGCTATCATAGCAGGGCTAAATGTTACAGAGGAAGGTGTAAGTCCTGTTGTTCCCCGCAAACCTTCTACATCTTTTAGTTTATCTTCTAGTGGACCCAAACTTTCCATAAGGGTTTTTTCAGTTGCGCCCTTGAACCATTCTTTGCCATCCCCTTTATACCCATAAGGAGACACTGTATCCTCAGAATCTTTAGACTTTAATTGTTCTGGTTCTTTGGGATCGAAGCTTACATTAGAAACAACCCCATCAGGCAATTCTGTGGGGTCTACACTAAGTGGGAATTTATTGTTTGCAAATAGTACGTCTACAATCTGACCATAAGCTGCTAATGTTTTAGTCTTAGTTACTTTAATAAATACTCGTGACTTTTCTGCTTCAGTAAACTGTACGTCACTTCCATACTGTCCACGATAATTACGATAGGAACGCAACCATCTTTCTTCATCTTGATTTCTAAAATCTTCAGATCGTTTATAACGCTCCATAACATAGGGAATAATACTAGACACAGAAGAATCTTCTGACGTACTTTCGGTATCTTCAATGTCCTCTAAAGCAACAGAGTCATCTTCTATAAAAATTTCGTTATCTTGCGCCATTTATTTTTCCTTAATAGCCAAATACACTATCTGCTACCTGCATACTAGATTTATTTAGTGTAGATGAATCCCCGAAGTCAAATATGTTAAATCGTGGTCTAGACATAATACCATACCTTAAAGCATCATACAAGTGGTCTTCTGATGTAGTATCAATATCTTCAGGATTTTTCTTGTCTATTGGTAGTGCGGGTAGTTGTGATATTGTATTAGTGCAAGTATTAAAAAATACTAGTCGAGGTTCGTTTGTAAACTCGTCTACCTGCAAGCGTCTATGTATTTCGTTTTTACCCGATACCCTAGATCCCCTAGATCTATCAGACGGCCTAAACCTGCATCCCTTCATAATCATCTGTTCCGCCAGACTAGGGCCAGTATCACCACGTTTGTGCCACAAAGAAGAGTCGAGAACTCCGTACTTAATATTTCCATCTGAAGCTTCTGCCTCTAATATCATATCAGCTAAATCTGCAGCAAGAACCTTACCTACATAAAGCTCTCTATATACAACTAGTTGTTCACTTGGAGTAACAGCAAACCAAATAACGCCTGACTTACTTCCGTACCCATAGTCACATGCCCTAAATTTAATCCAGTTATTCGGAATATCAAACGGCTCTACTACATGAATGTTTCTATCAAACTCAGTAAAGGCTGCACCTTCTTTAATATCCCAATCACCGTCTAGTAACTGCCTACGTTGTTGCTCTGGAAGTGACAACAACATTGCTTCGTAGTCACCTTGTTCTGCTAAATAAGGATTGTCTGAAAGCCGTGCAGGTATAAACCTACGTTTAAATAATGATGTGCCTGCCTTGGCATGTCCTGCAGGATACCGTAAAACTTCTCCAGTTTCAATATCAGTAGCATCAAAACTTTTTCCTGTTGATGAAGGGTCAATAAACATTTTCTTAACCCAATGATGACCTCTTCCTCCTGGGTTAGTAGTTGCTCTCATGTATACAGGTAGATCACTTGCTGTAGATCTCAAGCGACTTCGCATATAGTTCCATGCAAAAGGAGTAGGCCATTGAGTAAGTTCGTCGAAGCCAATCCAACTAAATGCTAAACCTTGATAGCGTAGTGCATCATCTTCTCTATCAAGGTAAGACATCCAGAGCCTAGCACCAGAGGGTGCAGTCCATTGCATCTTTCGTTCTGACCATTTAATTCCAGGCCAGATCTTAGGGTACATTTCTTGTGACTTAAATACAAGTTCCCTTAGTTCTTCTGTGGTATGGCGTAGGAGCAATCCTGAGAAGGCTGGGTGGCCCATAAAGCGTAAAGGGTCAGCTAACATAGCGTAGCTCTTTCCACCCCCTGCAGAGCCTCCGTATAGCACCTCACGCTCACTTGCCGCAAGGAACTCAGTCTGAGGCCCATCGTTAGGTTTAAATATAATATTATGCTGCTCTTCTATAGGAGCTAAGTCATATATTATATTTGCAGGTTCAGGCTGCGCTGTTTTCTTGCGAGACTTTGTTTTGGGAGGTTGCTCCGATGCGGCTGTTTTCGATTTCTTCCGCTTTGGCGATTGCCTTTTTCGCATAGTCTGCCCATCTGCGTAGGCTTCCAGCTTTGTTTTTTCTTCTTCGTTCATTATCCAACCGTTTCTTTAGTCCTACGTGGGAAATAGATCTGCCCGTGTTTCGTGTAAGCCAATTGGCTACTTCACGATAGGAGTACTGTTTTATGTACTTCTTGGCTTCCATAAGCATATCAAGTTCTAATTGAATTGGCAAGAGTATTCCATTATCTTTTGGATCTATTTTATACCCAAAGGGTACAGTTCTTGCTACACGTGGAATTGGAACCCATTCATTTTCTTCTTGTAGGTCTGTTGGTTGTGGTAGTTTCCATTGTCCTAATGGTTTAGTCATCTTCTTCCTGTGCTTGTTTAGCTGGCATAAGCATTACACCGCCCTTAGCTTCTACCTGCATCTTCTCTGTTTTAACAAGACCAGTACGATCTAACAGTTCTTTTGCTGCAGCCATCTTATCACGAATACCTAATTCAGTAGGATCATACAAAGCACTTACCATAGCCATAGCAGCTTTAGGTACGTTACGTGCTAGGTAACTGTGTGTCACATCAATAATCTCTTCTTTAAGACTATTAGTTATTTCTGTATTAGTTGTGTTAGGTGAATATCCAGCAAGCTTTTTAGCGGTGGTAATATCTCCACCTGCTTCATCCATAAGTACATCTAAAAACTTTTGTTGGCGTTCTGTTAATTCACGAGCCATAATTATTCCTTACATCAACTCAAAGTGAGGACCGTCAATAAAAGGTCTACGGCCTTGTGACCTACGCAAATCTACGTATGCCATCATTGCATCTTCCGCTGTACCTTCGTATGTACGGATGTCACCCTCTGACCAAGCTGCACCCCACTTGATTGCTACACCAAGTTCCTTAGCTGCCTCTTTCATTGCGTCACAGAGATCGTCATAAACATTCAGTTCCCAACAACCCTTACCATCTACATAAGCCATGAGATCTACTGCACGACCTTCAAGATGTTTTGATTTCATAGTCTGAGATTTACCTGCAGCCACAAGTTTCTTTTGTTCGTCTACAGTACGGAGGCCGTAGATAACACCAAAGTCTACTTTAGTTAATTCAATAGCACGTTTAACTACAGCTACTAAGTTATCGTCTACGCCTTCCATTTTTCCAAGGCTACGGTTTGATAATTTAAAAGTCATTTTACTGGCCTCGCTTTAGGACGTGGTGATTTTTTAGGAGCTTGCGCAGTCGGCTTAGATTTTTGTTCTTCCAGCATAACTTTAGCTAATGTTTTTTCAATAGCTGTTTGCAGCTTAGCACGTTCCATTTCGGTCTTTGCTGTTTTTAATTTAGCGCGCATATCTTTGACTTTATTTTTCATAGCTACTGCACCACCAATAGCACCTGCAGTAGCACCCACACCTGCAGCTACGCGAGTACCTGAGCGATAAGCACGTTGACCTTTTGTAGCGGCCTTAACTTGAATTTGGCCTGCTTTAGGTTTAGTAACTATATCCTGAGCGTGTTTCTTTCCTTCAGAAAGGGCTTTCTTAGTATACTTCTTTGCCGCAGCCCGTAAGCCATATTTTGCAATGTACCTTGCGACTACTGCCGCTCCTGCTGCGATTAATGGTAATGGCATTTTATTTCTTTCCCCCAAAAAACTTAGTGGCTGAACGTACACCAAAGGACGCAGCCACGATTACTCCTAATGTATAACTGTACCATTGCGGCATAGTATCTAATGCGACAAATCCATTTTGCACAACCTGCCTCCCCCACTCTCCAGTAAATACTAGAATTAAAGGGATCGAAAATAAAATAGTTAGCCACTCGTCCTTCCAAGAAGCTTGGCTACCTTGAGCCATAATCTTTTCCCAATCTGCTTCACTCGTTGCACGACTGACCATAATCTTTGCTTCAGCTTCAGATTTGGCAACCTTAGCTTTAGTTTCGGCAGCTTTAGTTTCAACTTTACCATTTAACCATGTTCCTGCTAAATTAGCGATAGGTCCAATAAGAGCTTGTATCATCTGGAATCCTTATCTACATATACTTCTTTAGGTGCGGGGGGAGTACTTCTATCTGTCTTAGCTTCCTTATTCATCCAGATACCAAAACAACCAGTGAGTGCTCCCATACAAACTGACACTAACCCTGCTTGTCCGTTAGTAGGATCAGGTAATGCCATATACCAATGCACAGATTGATACGTTAATACAGTCACAACTAACATCATAATACGTGGAAATAATTTATAGTCATCAATAATAGTATGTGCCATCATTATCCCCTTCTGTATCTAGCGGTTTTCTTTGCAACGCCTTTAGGTTGAGCCACATGCTGCTTACCTGCCTTCGTGCCTTTTCGTTTAGCTCTGGTTGTAGCGGCATACTCATTGCTGCTAAGAGACTCAATAGCCTTAGCAGGTAAATAGCGCTCACCAGTTTTAGCACTAGGCTTTCCACTTTTAGTTCGCCAATCTTGCTTAGTCCATTTTTTTAAAGACTTTTGTGAATTAGCGAGGGTCATTATTTATAACCCCCGCCAGCTTTTTTGTATTCGGCTGCGAGAAGCTGTGCCTTACGCGCAGACCATTGACCCGCCTTCCCGCCTTTGGTTCCCCGCTTAATCCGCTCAAACAAACGTTTGCGCATAGTAGGCTTAGTATAATTTCCTGCCTCATTAACCTTGGATCTTGGTTTTGATTTCGCCACGAGTAATACCTATATCTTTTAACTCTTTGTCCGTCATATTGCTCAAGATCCAATAGTCGGCTCTGCGTTGTTGGTTGGTCTGTAGATTTCGTAAAAAACGTTTAAACATATTCTATCTCCTATTATGTTTAGGTAAGCAATACTTACCTTACAGAGATAGTTATATCATAGTTAGTTATACCACACTACAGACAATAGCGCAACCCCGTTATGCAATTAACGTGTAGGGTTAAAGTATTCTTTACAAGAAAGTGTAGCATCTAGTGTACCAGCGTCTTTGCTGCATATTATCTTATCACCTGCGTGTAGATGAAACCTATCAGCATTTAGCATGTGGTAGGTATCATTGCCTGCTATACTGTGTGCAGATGTTAGCTTATGATATTCTGCTGTATCCTTATGGAAAAACTCTACAGTTATCTTAGCTGTAGAATTACCCCCATTAGCTATGCCTAAATACTCTAGAGTTGCATCGTGGTTAGCAGGACACGTATATAGAGTATCGCCATTAGGTGTTGTGGCTGTACCTCCCGTAGTAGTGGAAGTAACACTAATGCTTTCAGAATTTGTAGTATACGTTAGAGCTACCATTATGTATTACTTCCTACGGGTACACAAGAAGGCGCAGCTATAGCACCTCTGTCGATTAAGTACACAGCCATCTTACCTGCATCTTTTGAACAAACAGCTTCAGTCATGTGCAATTTTTTACTATTAGCTATTACCTGACAAGAGGAAGCAGCTTGATTAGCACACACAAGGACTACAGCCAGCCACATTACTTCTTACCCTGTGTTCCTGCTACAGAAGCACCACAGTTAGCGTAGCCACCTTTGTTCATAGCCATGCTCATGTCAGGCTTAGAAGGTGCTCGTTTACCTTTAGGCCGATCAGATTTAGGTGGTACTTCAGAAGCCTGCTTTTTTTCAATCTTCTTTTTTTCCTTAACAAACGCAGACAACATATCTTTTTCATCAGATGTTAATGAGTCTTTAGCTTCTAGCTTACGGATAGCAATACTTAGCTGTGAAAGACTTTTACCTTCTGCCATAGCTGTAAAAGATGTAGGAGTATTACTCCTTGCTATTACTTTATCCGATGATGACGACAGTGCGTCTGGGGCAGTAAATGCATCTGGGTTAGTCGTCCTACGCGGCCTACCTTTAATACCTAATGCTCTTGCTGCTTTACTTTTTACTGACATTTTTTTGGTTCCTTACCATTTAACTTTGTCTGCCCAGTAAGCTGCACTTAACTTACCACGCTTAATGTTTTTCTGATGACGCGCTTTAAAACTCGCACGTTTCTTTTTCATTTTATCTGATTCACCTGCTTTAGGTTTACCTGCAGTACTTGCGCCTTGCTCACCAAAGCGAATAGTCTTTATGGTGTCACCCTCTTTGGCTACAACTATGTGTGATTTCTTAGGATGACTAGGTGTACGCTTAGGTTTGTTAAAGCCTGACACACCTGCACGTTCTAGTCTAGGATCTTTAGCCATCTCTCCATCCTTCTTCACGCATAGCCCACTCTACATGCTCTAATGTAAATGGCTTACCATAATAATTCTGTACAGCTTCTCGTACATAGAATACATCACTATGCGGTATGTGTAAATTTTCTAGATTGTTGTTCATAAGATGCTCATAAAACTTTGTAAGAACATCGTCAGTGTATAGTTTTACTGATTTTCTTGGCATTGTCAACCCTAATATACAAAAAACTTCTCGCTTACGCGACTTAACACGTATATGTCTATACAAATACCTACACTGTACGTGTATACTTATATGATATATACTTATATGTAATTATAATATAGTAAATGTAGTACTTATAGTATGTACTGTACGTGTATCACTTAAGTGACCCAACCCAAATTCTATTATATATAGTTTTACACATTAAATATAGCATGTCAATCCCTATAATGCATACTGTAACATAACGTGACACCTTGTAACGTAGCGTGATACACTTATTCTGTAATATATAGCCAGTTTAGACACCCATTTAGTACCAGCTTGTGTGTTAATCACCATGTATGTAAAGTGGTTTACACCCCATTTTACTGATCTGTGTAGATATTCATGCATATATACGCACCCACCCCCCGTGGCCCCTGCCCGTCCCCCCTCACTGCGCGTGATGTGCGCCCATAATGCACCTATATGACCTGCGGTGAAGGCAAATGCTGTGCCTCATTCCACCATTACATCATAGATGTACATAGTTTCAGTAGGTTACTTGTCTACGACAACTGTTATGCAATCAGTTGCCACCACTTGTGGTGATAAGATGGGCTAAGTTGTCACATCAGAGATGTGTTGCAGCGACGATGCACATAATTACCCTACCCACCACCTTCAGTGGTCAGATGTATGATCATACGAGCCGTGCGCCGCTCTGCCAATGGCTCACTGACCGTCCAACATTGGACACTTTACATCTAAAGATGTGTCTTTGATGCAACACAATTGATGTCCTACCACAATCTGAGCCTCATACGAGTTTAGCGCAGGTACTTCGTAATTACTTGTAATTACTGCAGTGGCGCGTGAAACGGCAGGCGCAGAGGATCGCGCTATGAGAACCGACTTGACAAACTTATACTATCTTCTTACATAATTAATGATAGAACTATATCTCACTTCTTGTGAGAGATATAGGTTCTCTCATATAATTATAGAAGATAGATAAAGGAACTGCCAAATGACAAATTCAGCAACAACAACAACTACCGAAGGTACTACAATATCAGCTCTCGTTAAAGAAGGCAAAGCCTTAGCATCAATCTGGAAGCAGACTAACAGTCTGAAGCACACTATCAAAGCCTCTGGCTTCGACACTAGACTTGGCAAACTCTTACAAGAGTTAAAGGCTCAATCCACTTTGGATAGTGGTCAGATCAGCCGTCAAACTCTGACGATGTACGGTATCAATATCATTGATCGTCGTCGTCGTTCTGAAGCTTTGTGGTTCGTTGAAAACGAAGTAGAGTGCCGCAAATTCATCGAAGATGGTAAGTTCAAAGGCACTTCACTTACTGCTTTGCAGAAAGCAATGCGGGATGCTGAGAAGGCATCAGAAGAAACCACCGAAGGTGAAACGTCCAATGTTGGACAGTCTGAGGCAGAACAGCCAAAGGCTGAAACAATCAAGCCACGTATCACTCACAAGGTGATGGTTAATACCATCCTTGCTCAAACCGAATTGAATGAGCTGGATCTCGAAGAGATTATCACAGACTTGATGTCAGCTCTCGAACAGCGTCAAGCGGCATGAGATACAAAGTATCCACAGTCAAGGCTAGTGTTGAGCAAGACATGCTTGACACAGCTATGGCACAGTTCCACGATCTCGCACAAGAGATAAACCGTCCAATGTTGGACACTTCAATTGATAACACGTTCACCCCAGAGGAGTTGAAACATCGTATTCCCACGTTGATCCACGACAGTGGTTGGAAAGATGTTGAAAATGACTCTTGACAAGTAGTATTACATAGTTATATAACACTAATACTTTAGTGAAAGTGTTATATAACATATGTTTAATACTAACACTGATTGAAACCGTCCAATGTTGGACACTTTAAACGGAGTTTATACAATGAATATCACTCGTACTTCTCGTCTTACTGGTAAAACCTGTGTAATGGATTTGAACATTACTAAAGCACAGCTTGATGCTTGGGTTGACGGTATGCTCATTCAAAATGCATTCCCACAATTGGATGCCGATGAACGTGAGTTCCTGATGACAGGTATTACACCTGCTGAATGGAACGAGGCATTTGCTTAGTCCGATGTCGGACCTAACTATAACGGAGTTATATAATGTTTAATACTAATGAATTGCGATTGATTGAGGAAGCTATAGAAAACTATGGCTCACGTTGCAGTAATAACGAGTGGCGTGAGTTACTTGAAAAGGTACGCCGTGAAAGGTTTGACAGTCAAATCAATCCATTTGTGGACGATGCTGGCAATAAAATTGAGGAATTAGTATAATGTATCAACGTGATGTAAATGAAATCAAAGCCTTTGTGAAATGGCGTGGTCCAGATGCCTTGGTAAACAATGGCCTATTCGTATTGCTAACGATACAAGCTGGCCTATCCACTGTCCGTGGTGCCATGACTAAGGTTAGTCGATATGGTGAGGATGCTGATTGTTTGTGGGGTAAAAAGTGTGAAGGTTATGTATACCTAATGGAGCACAAAGATTACCTGTATAGTAAGGTGTATCAGATTGCAGACAAGCACGGTTATGAATCCAAGCAAGGCTGCATTGAGATCATACGTTTGTTTGTTAATGTGCCTAACTTTGGCATGGTCAAGGCAGCATTTATGGCTCAATGTTTAGGCTTTGACACCGCCTGTTTAGATGTACACAATCTGACACGGTTTGGAATACCTGTTAGTGCAACTAAGATTGACATGAAAGCTAAAGAAGCTACTATACTTCGTAAGATTGAGGCTTACGTTCACCTCTGCCATACTTATGCAGAGCATGGAGAAAACCACGAACTTTCAACCGCTGAATACTGGTGGAATACATGGTGTATTTATGTAGCTGGCAATCGTGCCAACCGTGCCTTAGATACTGGTGATGTAGTGTCTAGGTATCATGTAGAGTGTGTAACATATGGATTTGAACATGGCTAAAAAAATATCTGTGGGGATTGTAAATCCTGTGGCTAAGGCTATGCTGCAAGAGCGCAAGTCTCCACAGGTAGTGCCACCTAAGAAAGGTAGCAAAGCTAAACGTAACCGCAAACAGGAGAAGCACAATGCAATACGAGATGCAAAACTTCATCAAGATGACTAAACGAAAACCGTCCAATGTTGGACAGTCTAAGTTCAATGACGATTGGAAACGTGATCGTGACAAAGAACGTAAACGTAAACAAACATTACGTAACAGTATAATTAATTATCGTAGCAATAAGGTAGCTTAACTATGTCGGTATATATGATTTACCAACGAACAAACGTAGACAGTGAGCGTATCAACAGTATGCCAACATCTGTGTATGCCAAGACTTACTTTAAATTGGGTATGCTTACTGTTAATGAAGCAGACGATGCAGTGCATGACGGTCTGTATCACGATATGTATGAACCTACCATGATCATGCATGATGTAGAAACACGAGATCGTACACCATTTGAGGCCATCTTTGATGAAGGCAATGGGTATGGGGACGGTAGTATTACGACAGCCAACATTCGTAACCGTCCCAGTATGTCCGTAGGAGATATACTTATGGACTTGACAACTGGCTATGCCCATGTATGTATGCCAATAGGCTGGCATAGCCTCGACCTAGAACTAAATCTTACAACAGCAGCTTAAGGAGCTATCAACATGACAAACACAACCAACACAACCCGCCCAGTAGTTAAATCCATGAAGCCTGAGTTGTATGTACAGCATACATTCCACATGAAAAAAGCACGTAAGTACACTTACAACTACTCTGTATCAGACGACTACATCTTACAGAACTGGAGTACCTCTACGGTCAAAGCTATGGCTAATGAACTCAATGAGTATACACACCGTATTTCCTACCGTGTTGAGGTACTAAGGCAGTTGGTTTGATTGAGCGAAAAGTTGTACGCCGTAGCACTAAGCTGTTGGCACAACGCAAGCAGTTAGTAACGTGGCTGGCAAAAGTTAATGAGAAACTAGAAGGAGTATCATAATATGTTTGTAATCTTTGCAACTAAACCATTGAATGATGGCACAAAAGGTTTTCGTTTTAATATCCTTGGACGTAAAGGTTTGTATCGTAAGCGTAAAGCAATGTCCCGTGGATGGTTCAAGTATCAACCACTGGACAGCATGAATGCCTATCACTTTGGCAAGCGTACCTTGTACGTTGAACATGCATACAATCGTAAGAAACTATTTCATTTTGCAGGATAGGAGAACATTAACATGGATAAGAAATTAAAAACAGAATTGACCCGTGAAGAAGTAGAAAAACTATTGGAGGTATTTAACACAATAGACAATATGGTGGACGATACAATGGAGATGATGGATGTACGTTTGTCACAGCTAAGTAATGTAAGGGATAAGGCGTACTCATTACAGCACATATTTGACTTCCGCCCCCAAATAGGTGAGGATGGTAATCCTAAGCATTGGTTGCCTAAGGTAATGCCTGACGATGATAGCGCATGGTTTTATGAGAATAAGGAGTAAATACATATGGCTGTAACAGCATATGATGTAACTTTAGAAATAGATGAATATAAATCTGTGGTAAAACTGGACACTACGTATCCCGCTGTGTCTGATTGGGTGACTGCTACAGAGTTCGCTATACATCTAGCTCTGTACGAACACCCAGATGCTCACATAGAATTTGTAGACTGTGCTGAGTATGAACACAAAGAGTATTCAAAGTATGGACACATACATGCCGCACCTGTTGTACTACAGTGACGATCCTAAACCTGTACCTGCCGATGATCCATGTGATGATTGGTCAGGTACACCCCTACCCAAGAGGAAAGATAAATGATTAGTGCAGCATTAATATGCCTTGCTTTAAATGTGTACCATGAATCACGTAGTGAACCTATGATAGGACAGTACGCTGTAGCACAGGTAACTTTGAACAGGGTCAGCAGTAACAAGTGGCCTAATGATGTGTGTAAGGTAGTTAAACAAGGTTATCATAAAGGGAAACACCGATGCCAGTTTAGCTGGTACTGTGACGGTAAGTCCGACAAACCATTAGAAGAAATAGCATGGGCTAAGTCACTGATTGTAGCTGATAATGTACTATCAGGCGTAGTTGAAGACTTGACTAATAATTCTACNCACTACCATGCTAGGTATGTNAGCCCATATTGGAGTAAGAAACTAGAAAGGACTGTTGCCTATGGGTCACACATCTTTTATAAATAGCTTATCGTTACTAGTACAGGGTAGTATATACAATACAACTATGGCACAGTTGCCATCTAACAAATGCAAAGGAGATACAAATGCCATTTGATATTCCAGAATATTTAGACTTTGATGTAGCTTTCGAGGACACTCGCATGTCCGACAAGAAGTACGTTATAAACCAGACAACGGGTCATCCCCTTGGTATCGTTGGGAAATCTTTCCAGTGTGCCTCACACGGTGACTTCTTTCGAGGTGTAGTTGAGACAGCTACGGAGACACTATCTACTAATGACCTAGAAGATGCAGACTTCAGCTTCCGTACTGCACGTAATGGTGCTTGGGCTATGCTCGACATAACCTTGCCTAATGTTACAATGGACATAAGCACAGACAAGTTCGAGACAGAGATCGGCAATCGTATCATCAGCCTTCACGGGATTGATGGTTCGTGCAGCAACCAAGTGTTCTTTGGTGCAATTGATTTCTTTTGTACCAATGGTATGATCACAGGAGATCACGACAAGGTGCGTAAGAAGAACACATCTAACTTCTCTATGGAGAGCTTTATCTATGAGCTTAACCGTGCTCGTACTGATTTCTACACACAAGCACAACAGATGCAGGTATGGGCGCACACTGACCTCAAGTATGTAGACGTAAGCTCTTTGCTTGATGACATGCTTGGGTCTAAGCGCAAGTCTGAGAAGATGTACAGCTTGTACATGCAAGAGGCATCGACACGTGGTCACAATAAGTTCGCACTGTATAGTGCTATGACTAACTACGCCACCTATGCAGATGAACGCAACGGGTTCAATCTGAAGAACACTGGCAGAGATACACAAGCAATCAGTATGTGGTCACGTGAGCAAGAGGTATCTAAGTGGGTATCCGATGATAGGTTCCGTTTGTTGGAGGCAGCGTAATGAACAGATATGTAGCAGACTTACGCATGGGGTTGTCAGGAGAGACAAAAGAGGTCTACTTGTATGCCTACTCTAAAGATCATGTAACACAAATATTGAAGGACTACTTCATAGTAGAACTGAGGAGAGTATATGCCTAAGCTACCACGCTACGTACAAGAACGAGTGTCACCCTCTGGGGTGATCTCATACCGCTTCAACCCACCACAGTCCCTTGTGGATGAAGGTGTGGTGCAACGTAAGGAGTATGGCAGCGACATCAAAGAGGTGCGCAAGATTGTGAAGGAACACAACGCAGCCATTGACAACTGGAGATACGAGCAGTCACTTGTTATACAAGTAAAGCCTAATAGTAAGGTGACAGACTTGATAAACTTCTACTATCAATCTAATGATTACAATATGTTACGACCTAATACTAAGGTGGATTACAGATACTTCTTGACGGTGCTGCATCAGACAATGGGTACACGTAAGTATGCACTAGTGACACCAAAGATTGCTAAGGCTGCATACGAGGAGTGGGTGAAGCGTGGCATTAGTTTTGCCAATCATGCGGCAACCTGTGCCAGTAGGGTATACAACTACGCCATACAAATGGGACATACTGCACATAACCCTTGGGCTAATATCAAGCGTAAGTCTACGCCACAGCGCAAGGTAGTGTGGACGCATGAGGATGTTGTCAAGTTTCTTGACGTAGCATACAGTGACTTTGAGTATCGTAATGTGGGACTGATTATACAGATGTCATACGAATGGTGTCAGAGGTTAGGTGACATGCGTATGTTGACGTGGGATAGCATTGACTTCCGTAGCAAGAAGTTATCGTTGGAGCAAAGTAAGCGCAGGGCTGATGTAGAGCTACCAATATCAGACGATCTATTGCACATGCTAAATTCTCAGCGTAATGACTTTGGTTTTCAAGGCTATGTTGCACCACATCCTAGACCTTTGGATGGCAGCTACGGCCCGTATGCAATGGAGAGACTATCAAAAGTGGGTAGAAGGGTGATGCGTCTAGCTAAACTACCTGAAGAGTTACGCCTTATGGACTTACGTAGGACAGGTGTGACACAGATGGTTGATGCTGGTGTCCCATTACCGCAAGTTATGGCAGTGACAGGACACAATCATGTGTCTTCTGTGAAACCATATATGAAACATACATACACTAGTGCAAATAATGCCTTGACACAGAGAAATGTAAGTGTATCCTTGAGTGGAGCGAACAACATAGAAAGTAATATTACATGAATATGAATGATCTTATACATGAATTAGGATTAGTTAATGGTGAAACTAAACGTATGACATGCCCATCATGTAATACTAAGAACACTTTTACTATTACTAATAACATGGGTAAGATTATATGGAACTGTTACAAGGCTGGGTGCAGTGCGTCAGGTGGCACACGTACTCAACTGACCGCTGA